TCCCGCGTGGTACCCGCGCCTACACGCAGGAGACCTTTAACGCGCTTGAGTACGGTTACGAGGAGGCGGTGGACGACACCGTGACCGCGGACGTCTCGCGCTTCTTCGATGCCGAGGTGATCGCCGCCAAGCTCGCCCGCCGCAAGCTCCTGCTCGCGCACGAGCTCCGCGTCGCTGCCGAGATCTTCAACACGTCGAACTTCACCTCGACCAACTCGGGCACCGCCTACACGACCGCCAACATCGCCACCTTCGACGTTGGCGAGGACGTGCAGCTTGCCATCGACCGGCTGATCGCGCTGGGCGAGTCCACGAGCAATCTGCGCGTGGTCATCCCGTACCCGGTCTGGACCCGTATCCGCGCCAGCACGAAGTTCCAGAACCGCCTGCGCGGCGCTGGCATCTCGAGCGACACGATCCTAAACGCCAGCACGCAGGCCGCTGCCGAAGTCTTCGGCGTGTCCGAGGTGCTGATCGGCCGGAGCTCTTACGACTCCGCCGCCGAGGGCGTGGCGTTCACCGCCGCGAACGTCTGGGCCAATACCTACATCTGGGTTGGTTCCGTCACCGAGGGCGGCGCGGGCTTCTTCGGCGGCGGCGCCGGGTTCACGCTCAACTGGAGCGAGTACGGTCCCGCGATCGGCGTCTTCACTTACCGTGAAGAGGCGATCAAGAGCAACATCGTGCGCGCGTCGCAGTACACCGCGGAGAAGGTGGTCAACACCAACGCGGGCCAGCTTATCGCAACCCAATACAGTTGATCTGACGGATAGTATCCGCCAGTTGGACCCGCGCCTCGTAACTGGGGCGCGGGTTTCTTTTTGACGAGTCGCAGAGCGAAATGCGGATTTCCCTTTGCGTGATCGCGGGCAACGAGGCCGAGCACATCGTCTCGATGCTGTCCTCGTTCCGGCACTTCTTCGACGAGTTCGCGCTGGTCCGCGCCATCGGGGCCAAGGAGCCAGACGCGACGATTGAACTCGCGACCGTGTGGTGCCGCGAGAACGGGAAGGTGATGCTCTGGACCGACTATCAGAACGGGCCGGGCGCGGAGCGATGGGACCACGTCGACTCCTTCGCGAACGCACGCAACGCTGCGTTTAAGCTCGGCAGCGGCGAGTGGCTGATCTGGGCCGACTGCGACGACGTGATCGAGGACGCAAGCGAGGCCGCCGCCGCTGCCTTTCGCGCGACGCTGGCCGCGCTGCCGGAGGGCGTGTCGATGATCCGTTGCCCGTACGACGTCCGCGGGACCAACAAGAAGCTGCACCGCGAGCGAGCAATCCGCGCCTCGGCCTTTGCCGCTGGGCGCCGCTGGCACCACGACGTTCACGAAAACCTTCTACTCCTCGCCGGCGATAAGCACGAAGACCACGCAACGCCCGTCTGGGTCCATCAGCCGAAGTCGGTCAAGAAGGAGAACCGGCGCCGGAACCTCCGCATCCTCGGGCACTCGGTGAAGGAGACGCCCACGCAATACTTCTACATCCATCAGGAACACGTTTGCTCGGGCAATCGGCAGGCCGCGGAGCAGTTCGGCAAGATCGCGATCTCGTTCCCAAACCTCGAGGCGTCGTTCCGTTACGAGGCGCTGCTCAATCTTGCCAAGTTGACCAGCGACCACCGCGAGGCGATGGGCTACGCGCTGCAAGCGCACGCCGTCTTCCCGTGGTGCCGCGAGGCTTACGCTGCCGTCATCCTCCTGACGTTCGAGAAGAACGACGGACGCCGCGCCCGCTGGTGGGCCGAGGAGATGCTGCGCCTGCGGGAGCCGCTGGGCGCCGACCGGCCGTGGACGACGGAGCAAAAGTATTATGGCTGGGCGGGCTACGATCTGGCCGCGCGCGCGTTCCGCCTCGATGGCTACGAGGCACGGGCGGACATCCTGCAATCGCAGTTCCACCAAGGCGCGACGCCGCGAATCTCGCTCCTGCACGCCACCCGCGGGCGGACGTCGAAGGCGGTCAACTCGCGCGAGGTCTGGCTGCAAATGGCCGAGCGGCCGGAGCGCGTGGAGCACATCTTCGCCGTCGATGCGGACGACAAGGAGTCGGTGCAGATGGCGAGGCAGTTCGTCTCGGTGACCTCGGAGAAGCGGTCGTGCGTCGCCGCGTGGAATCTGGCGGCGAAGAAGGCGCGCGGCGATCTGCTGGTGCAAGTCTCGGATGACTGGATTCCGCCGCCGGGCTGGGACGCGAAGCTGCTTTCGCTCGTCGAGGGCCGCGACCTCCAGAAGGAGCAGATCGTCCTTGCCGTCTCGGACGGCCACCGGACGGACAAGCTCCTTTGTATGGCGATCCTATCCCGCGCCCGGCTCGAGGCGCAGGGCGATCTGTTCTTCGAGGGCTACGAGTCGGTTTTCTCCGACAACGAGTTTTCGCACCGTGCGTGGCGCGACGGCATCGTGATCGACGCGCGCGACCGCTTCCGCTTCGAGCACCAGCACCCGGCTTTCGGCAAGGCGCAGATGGACGCAACCTACGCGCACAACAACGCGCGCGACCGTTACATCGCAGGCGAGGCGATCTTCAAAACCCGCAACCCTGACGCGCAATGATTCCCGAAGGCTATCACCTAGACTGGGACACGGGCGCGCTCTGCGCCGCGGATCGCCGCATCACGGCCATCTACGACCACGCCTACGTGGCGCGGTACGAGAAGTACCCGCAGGCCGAGCTCTCGCGCATCCGCGCCGAGCTCGTCAACCGCTGGGCGCCCGACGCGGTCAACGTCCTCGATGTCGGCTGCGGGACCGGCGCGTTCCTTGAGGCGATGCGCGAGATCCAGCCGAACGCGAAGCTCTACGGGCACGACGTCTCGCCGTACCCGCTGCCGGACTTCATCCGCAAAGTCACGCCGGGCTGGTTCACGAGTGAGTGGGATGCGGTCACGTTCTTCGATAGCCTCGAGCACTTCGACGACTTGACCTGCATCAAGCTATTGCGCGCGCAGACCGTCGTCGTCTCGCTCCCGTGGTATCATCCGTACCTCGGGCCGGAGTGGTTCGACCGCTGGAAGCACCGCAGGCCGGGCGAGCACTTGTGGCACTTTACGCCGGAGACGCTGGCGCGGCTATTCCATCGCGCCGGGATGCGGGCCGTGTACGTCGGCAATCCCGAGGACGCCGTCCGCAAGCCGGAGCCGGACGCGCAGGGGCCGAACATCCTAACGATGGTTTTCCGCCGATGAAGATCTGCCTCGTCTACCATATGCGGATGGGCGACATCATCCGCATCCTGCCGATTGCGCGGTGCCTTACGAGCCAAGGGCACACCGTGTACGTCGAGTGCCTCGAGCCCTACTGGGGGCTCTTCAACTGCGTCAGCTATGCCCGCCCTGCCCGGCCGGAGGACCGCGAGGCGATGAAGTACGGGCGCGTGATCGACCTGCAAGTCTGGCCGCATCGGTATGAGGACTATCGCCGGAGCGGCAAGCCGTGGTCGGACTTCGTCTTTAGCCTGCATCCCGAGTTTGCGGGCCTCGACCGGCGCCCGGTCTTCGATCTGATCGGGGAACAGCCGATGCTCGTCGAGTACGGCATCCGCGAGCCGGTTTGCCTGTTCGCCCCGATGGGCTACTCGCAGGGACGCCAGCACTCGCTGGGCGCGCTGCTGGACGCCTGCGCCGAACTAACGCAGCACCGGATCGTCTTCCTCGTGGACGCCTTGCAGCTGGGCCACCTGCGCGATCAGGGCGTGCCAGATCGGGATATGCTCTGCGCCCGCTCGCCCGCCCACCTGCCGCGGCTGATCCGCGACGCGGCGGATATGTTCACGGTCAACAGCGCCCCGTGCATCATTGCGGGCGCCGTCCGCAATCACTTCTGGCACGTTCCCTCCGGCATCGCGCAGGATGACCAGTTCTCCGAGGCGTCGTGGGTTGTGACAATTGCCGATTAAGTATGGCCGTCCGTGACTTCGACCCGACCCAGCTTGCCGCCGATCAAGGCGCCATCCTCGATCAGGCTGGAATCACGTTCTCTTACTTCGGCTCCTCGATCACGGGCGTCTGGTCGTCGAGCCGGACGATGTTCGGCGACTTCGAGGAGCAGCGTCGCGATGACGTTCGCTTTACCGTCTTCTTCACGACCTCGCAGATCACCGGCACGCCTGCGCCTGCGACGACTTGCGTGCGGGCTGGCGTGACCTACTTCGTCGAGCAAGTCCGCTTTGACGCCGAGGGGCCGGGCTGCGAGATGGACGTTGCGAAGGTGATATGATCTTGATCAGCGTGGACAATCAGAACCTATCGCGAGCCCTGACCAAGCTCGCGGCGGTTTCGCAGTTCGGACTCGGGCCGATCATCAAGGAGGAGAGCCGGTATCTGACGCAGCTTTTCATCAAGTTCACTCCTCCCAAAAGCAGGATGCAGGGCGTCAACGCGGTCAGGAAGGATATCGGCAAGATGACCGCGGTGCTGGATTACAACTCGCTCAAGGCCAAGGCAGCGCCCGGCAGCCTTTACGAGTCGATGGCGCGGATGGTTCGTCGTCGCGAGGCCGAGAAGTTGAACAACCTGCTGAGGAATCCCGCGATCCACTACTGGGGCGGCCGCCGCGTGCTTGCCGATGTCACCCAAGTGGCCGAGGCGCATCTGCGCTCCCGCAACAAGTACGGACGCATACCGCGCGACTTGGGCAATCTGGCGGCCTTCAAGGCGGACGTGCGACGCTACCGCAAGGCCATCGAGGATCGCGTCGGCTGGACGGTTGCGGGCTGGATTCCGGCAGCGAAGGCCAATGGCGCCAAGTACAAGAAGTTCGCCGAGCGCCTCGCTGACCAGTCAGGCGTTGTCCGCTACTGGTTCGGCGACTCAAACCGGAAAGCGCCTTTCATCTCGGCCGTGAATTTCAACGTCAAAATCCCGGGCTACCAGCGCAGCATTGACGCGGCTTTCCGGTCGAGAACGCAGACGACCGAGAAGAAGATCAAGCGCCTACTCGCAGGCGGCGCGGTCAATCTGGGCTTCACCAAAGTCGAAGGCGCGCAAGCCGTACCCGAACCCATCGCCGCGTGAGCACTCGTACCAACATCCGTAACGCCATTGGGCTCAAGCTGACGCAGGCTGGCGTCGTCCCAACGGCCAATCTAATCAAGGGCCGCAACAACACGCTCGCCTCGGTCAGCTTCCCGGCCGCGGCGGTCTACGCCGTGCGCGAAGATATCGAGGTGCGAACGCTGGCGCCCGCGAACCGGACGCAATATCGACAGTTGCAGGTCACCGTGGACTACTTCACGGCGGAGGCGGTCAACTCTCCGACCATCATCGACGACCTTTTCGACGCTGGATCGGATGCGGTTGAGGCTGCGGTTTTGGCCGATGTCACGCTGGGCGGCGTGTGCCGTGATCTGCTTTTACAATCGGTAGAATATGTGATCGAGCCTGACGAGGAGCGCCACTGGGGCGTCGCGCGTCATACCTTTAACTGCATTTACTTAACCACCGACTAAAATGGCTAACCATCTCGGCCGCGAAGGCACCGTCAAAATCTCCTCGACCACCATCGGGGAGCTCCGCAACTACGCGCTCGCCCACTCCTCCGACGTTGTCGAGGATTCGGTGATCGGCGATACGTATCGCACCCGCAAGGCGACGCTGAAGACGTGGTCCGTCAACGGCGATCTCTACTGGGACGAGACCGACGCCGGGCAGATCGCGCTGACCATCGGCTCGACCGTGACGGTCAACCTCTACCCCGAGGGCATCGCCTCGACCTCCACCTACTACTCGGGCGGCGGCATCGTGACCAAGTTCGACATCAGCGCCGCGTTCGACGGGATGGTCGAGGGCTCGATCACCATCGAGGGCAACGGCGTCCTGAGCACTTTGACGGTTTGAGGTGCTGAATGGATGCTATCGACCTAGTCCGTGAGCACTTCTCCTCCCTCGGCACCCGCAAGATCGAGGTGCCCGAGTGGAAGCTGACCGTCTACGCCGCGCCCGTCACGCTCGCCGAGAAGAACCGGCTTTATCGCAAGAGCAAGGAGAGCGATATGGAGCTCCTCGTTGACCTTCTGATAATGAAGGCCACCGACGCGAACGGCCAGAAGCTGTTCACGCTCGAGCACAAGCCGACCCTGCTCAACAAGGCCGACTCCAACGTGGTCGCGCGCGTCGCCAACGCGATCCTCGCTGACGAGGCGCCGAAGGCCGACGAGCTAAAAAACTAGCAGGCGGCGAGGCTGGTGCCGACCTCCTCGCCGTCTATGCTCTGGCGGAAAAGCTCGGCAAGTTCGCTCACGAAGTCCTCGAGATGCCAGCAGCTGAGATGCAGGGCTGGGTCGCTTACTACCACCACCAAAACCGAGTGAAGAAATCCAATGGCTAGCGCAACCTTCACACTCAAGGCGGTGGATTCAACGCGGGCGGCATTTGCCAGCGTGCAGGGCTCGCTTGGTCGCCTTGAGAAGTCGACGTTGAGCGTCGCGAGGGTGACGAAGATGGCGTTCGGGGGCGAGGCCGTGCTGGGGGCGCTCAATATGATGCGCCAGCGGCTGGACAAGGTCATCACGGCCGGCGAGGAAATGGGGTTTAGCGATGAGCAGATCGCGACCGCGCTTCGTTTTGAGGATGCGATCAATGGGATCCTAAAGACCTTGACCGCAATCCCGCTGGCTCTGGCCCAGATGGGGTTCGCCATTGGCAATGCCTTTTCTCCGCTGACCGATGGCGAGATCGAAGACCGCATCCGCAGGCTCAAGTTCGACCGGGCGCAAAAGGAAATCCTCGGGACCGTCGAGGCGACGCGGAAGTTGCAAGCCGAGTTCGATCTGATCGGCAAGGGTGCTGGCGCTGCTGCCGACGAGGCGCAGCGGATGGCCGTCGCGCTTTTCCAGCAGGCAGTCGCCACGTTTGAGACCAACCCGGCAAAGGGCTTTGAGCTCCAGAGGCAGGCGCTTGAGACGCTGAACCGCGCGAAGCAGGGCACGGTGAATCTGGATAAGGAGATCAAGGATGCGCAGGACGAGCTCAACAAAACCCTGCCGGAGTCGCAGCGCGTTGGGCTATCGCAGGCAGATCTGATCGAGGGCCTGCGGAATCGCTACGCGAAGCTCACCTACGAGGTCACGCAGCTCAATGTGCAGCTCGACGCCTTCCGCGAAGTCGGCCAGCCTATCGGCGAGACGCAGGACAAGATCGTCGAGAAGATCAAGGAGCAGACCGTCGTTTCCGCCCAGCTGAACAAGCTCCTTGAGGAGCAGAGCAAGGTTGCGCGCGAGGCCGGGCAGATCACCGCGGGCGCGTTTGAAAACGCGATTTTGTCCGGAGAGAAGCTGCGCGATACATTGCAGGCGCTCGCGCAGGATCTTCTGCGCCTGCTGTTCCGGCAGCAGATCACCGAACCGCTCGCCAAGGGCATCGGCTCCTTCTTTAAAACCCTTCCGTTCTTCGCCAACGGCGGACCGATTACTGGCAACCAGCCCGCCATCGTCGGCGAACGCGGGCCTGAGTTGTTCGTGCCTTCGACCTCGGGTCGCATCATCTCCAACTCCGCGATGCGCTCCGGCGGCGGCGCTCCCGCGATGGGCGGCGTGACGGTCAACTACAACATCGCCGCGGGCGTCACGCGGGGCGAGCTCGTGCCTATCCTTGAGGCCGAGCGGAAGCGCCTCAAGGCCGAGATCCCCGATATGGTGCGCCGCGGTGGCGCCTACCGCGCAGCCTTCGCCTAAGTTATGGCTCTGACCTACCCGCTCACGCCGCCTTCGCCGTTTCGCATCTCGCGGCTTTCGCTGACTGGTGCGAGCGCGACCTCGCGCAACGTCTCGCCGTTCACGTTCCAGATCCAGCAGTACAACTGGCCGGGTCAGGCGTGGCTCGGGCAGGTCGAGTGCCCGCCGATGGTGCGCGCTGATGCCGAGGCCGTGATCGCGTTCCTGCTGGCGGCGCAGCGCGGCACGTTTTACTTCCAAGATTACGCCAACCCGACGAACCGAGGCGGCGTGACCGGCACGCTGACCGTCTCGAGCGCGACGGCCAACACCTCGACGCTCACCTTCGGCGGGGCCACCGGCTCCTTCGCGCTTGGCGACTGGCTCCAGATCTCGACCTCGCTTTACAAGGTCGTGCAAGTCAACTCCTCGAGCAGCGTGGACTTGTTCCCGGTCCTGCGCTCAAGCTACGCGGGCGGGACGGCGATCACCTACGCAAACGCGAAGGGCGTATTCCGGCTGGCCGAGGCAAAGACCGACTGGTCGATTGACCTCGCGTCAATCTATGGTGTGAGCTTCGCCATCGTGGAGGACGTCGCCTGATGAGCATTACGACCGCAGGCCGCACGCTCTCCGCTTCGATGGTGACCGAGGTCACCGCGACGCAGCTTGCGCCGATCCTCCTCGCTAACCTTCAGTTCTCGACGCCGGTCTACTTGTGGTCCGGCTATGGCTCGCTGGGCTTCGGTGGCGTGACCTACCTCGGCATCGGCACGCTCGGCACCATCTCGCCAGTCGAGGAAACCACGGACCTTGCGGCGCGCGGCATCTCGATGCGCCTCTCCGGCGTGCCGACGGCCAACGTCGCGCTCGCGCTCACCGAGAACTACCAAGGCCGCGCCTGCACGATCCTCTTCGGCGCGCTCTCGCCGACCGCCGGGACGCTGATCTCGTCGCCGGTGACCGTGTTCCAAGGCAAAATGGATGTGATGCAGATCAGCGACGACGGGCAGTCGGCTGACATCACGATGACCGCGGAGTCGCGGCTGATGGACTTCAAGCGCCCGCGCGAAATCCGGTACACGGACGAAGAACAGCAGAACCTTTTCGCGGGCGATGTCGGGCTTGAGTTCGTCAACGACATCCAAGAAAAGCCGATTTACTGGGGCAACCCGAACCAGACGCAGGCGACGAACTGGGACGGCGGCGA